GTGCTAACGTTACTCTTTGTGCCATAGACATAATATTTGGATCTGCAACAGGTAAAATATCTACTCTTTGATCAAAATCTGTAGCTTTAATTTGTCTTGGGCCACCGTAAACATCATACGGATACTCAGGTGGAAGAGAAGTTGCACAAATTCTAGCTAAAATTTTAAATTCTAACCTCATTGCGTAGTAACATCGCTTGTGAACACCACTCATAACACGACTTCCACGCTCCATAAGTGCAATTGTTGTACCTACAGCTCTGTTTTGTACATCGTTTCCAATGTTAGAGTCTGTTATAGCAGCAAATTTTTGTCCTGCTTGTACTACAAAACCTAAAAGATTGTATAAAGTTACACTCGGTTCAGTAAATGGTAAATTAAAAAACTGATCTCTGATGTTTCCACCAGGTGCATCTACATCTCTAAACTCTCCTGGTTGAATAGGTTGATCATCATCTCTAACTCTAATACCTCTAGCTTTAAATCCAGCAGGTAAATTTTTTAAAGTACCAGCATCCATTAATTGTCTAAGAGCTTGAGTAGCAGCTCTTGATAAGCCACCAATCATATGTGTTAAACCAAAACCATAGAATCCTAGTCCTGGTAAAAATTTATAGTGAACAAAGTATTCAACTCTTTGATAAGTTTCATCACCTGCATTGTAATTTCTATAAATAGATAAAATTTCTCCTGATCCTTCATCAATAGTTACAACATAAGGAATTTTTATTTTCTTTGCCTTATCATCAAACTTTTCAAACTCATCTAAATTTAGATCTACATGCATTTCAAGAATAGTATGTAAATAATCTGATTCAGTTCTTTTAACTCCTTCTAATTCATTTATCTTTTTAGTTAAATTGTCAGGTTCATCTGATCCTTTAATTAATTCTATGTCTCTGTAAAAACCTGCAGCTTGTTTTTTAGTGACTTCATTAGGAGTCATCTTAATGATATGAGTAATTCTTTCGCAATCCTTTAAATCAGATGCAAAGTAAGGTACGACTAATTCTTCAGCAGGAATAAATTTAGATACAGGTCTTTGTAACATTGCATCATAGTAAACTTTTTTAAATGTAGATCCTGATAGAGGTAAATAAAATAACATTTGATCCATATCAGTTGTAAATTCTTCCATCTCTTCCATTAGAAGATAATTCATATAATCTTTAACTCTAGTAGCTTGTTGTTCTATGGCAGGTGTTTCTAAACCTATAACTTGTGTTCTTACAGGGCCATCACTTGGTACTAGTTCTTTGTAAGCTTGTGCTTGAAATTGTGTAACTGATTCTGCGAGTAAAGGATGGGTGACACCGGAAGCACCTCTGAATGGTTTTGTTACTTCTTGGTATTTAGTACCTAATAAATCTAAACCTTTGATGTAAGAATCTTCCCAATCTTTTCTTGATAATTTATCTTTTTTATATTCGTCAATTAATTCATTGGCCATAGAACGAAGTGTTCTTTCGTCCATATCCTCTGCTAAGTTAGCATTGAAATCATCTTGCGGCTGTTCAACAACAGGTTCTTCGCCTTCAACAATTACTTCAGGTGGTAAACCTTCAGGTTGTGCTTGGATTTCGTTATCTAATTCTTCTGTGCTTGTTTCGTTATTTTTCTCTATTGCCATGCTTCATTGTACCTTATTGGTTTAAATATATCCACCACTAATCCGCCTTCAGCTTTATAAGTTTTAACTGTTTGTTTCATTAGCGGAGACACTTTAATCGCAAACGCATCAAAATACAAGTTAGGATCTGATGGTTCCATAAATTGATACTGATCTAGATTTCCTTCAGGAATATCTTCTTTAACTCTTGATTCAGTATGATAAGTGTTTTTTATTTTCTTACCGTCCTTAGCTGATAAAGTTTCTGTTTTAATTTTCTTATAAGGTTGATTTGGATTTGATAAAGATAATTTAGTTGGCCCTGCCTTTGAATCATAAAATCTAGCTATTCTTTTCATAACTTTTGGTAGTACAGCTTCTCCTTTATTACCAATTCCTTTACCTGTTGCATAACCATAAAATCTTTCGTTTCCTTCTTTGTAACCTTGTCTTAAACTTAATTTATTAAACGGAGCAATGGCCACATAATCAACACCTTCTCTAGCTGCTTTATTCATTAAATATTTAACAGCGTGATCTCCATAAGCATCTGCTTCTACCATTGGGAAGTAATCAAAATATTTGTCATCATACTGATTCTTTGCAGCAAAGGTATTTTTTATTTTATTGTTTATGTTTTTTAAATCAGCAGCAATTGCATTTGCTTTATTAGGTTGATTAGCAGCGATTGCCTCATCCATTTGTTTTAGTAATTTACTTCTTTCATTAGTAAGTAAATTCATTTCTATGTCAGCTTGAAAAGGATTAACTCTTCTTTCACCACCTAGTTGTTCAAATTTATTTAAAGCTTTAGCTACACTTTGATTAGCATCTGATTGTACTTCATGAATCATAAATACTTTTTTGCCGTCAGGCGTATATCTTGTATCATACCTCACGTGATAAACCATATTTTCATTAACACCATCGAAGTGACCAAAAGTTTTTACAGGTTTTGTGTTAGATGGTATGGGCTCATTTAATCTCCATACTGTTTCGCTATAATTGTCTCCACCTTGTAAGGTGTAAGCAGATTCATTACCATACCTAGTGGCTGTACCTTTTTTACTAAAAGGTTTTGAAACATCTTCAATTTCAGAAATTAATTTATTAATTTTAACTTTTTCTTCAGGTAATAAATTTTGTGATTTTTTGATTTTATTTAAACTATCAAGCATAGCTTTTGAAGATTGTTCAACTTGGTTAGGTTCTAAAGAAGATCGTGTCATACCTCTTAATTCATACTTAGCATTTGTGATTTCTGATTGTATGGCAGGTAAATTTCTTTCACCTAATCTTCTTTCAAGTGTATCTAACTCTGATTTAGCTTTTATACTAAATTGATTCAATAATTTTTTTGCGTTAGAAGGTGTTCCTAATTCAACAGCCTGTAGTCTATTAATAGGATTGAGTTTAATCATTGCTCCTATTTCATTAGCATCTAATTTTAAACCAAATTTTTTTGCTGCATATAACAAGCCACCTGTTAAATCTCCTGCTTCATTGAATATAGCTAAGTTAGAATCAAACAATTCTTCTTTGCTTATAGTTGCTTCCTTACCAGCAAACGGCCCTGAATCATAAGTAAATTTTTTTGTGTCCCTAATCGTTCTAGTTGCTGGCTTGCCCCACATTTTAATTTTGATTTGTCTTGTTGGAGCTAAATGATCTATCCATTCATCAGCAGAAAATTTACCTTGGCCTTTTTTCATAGCCCAATCATAGGTAGAAGAGCCAAACACAGGAGGTGATTTGTCTCCCATATGTAAAGGTTGTGTTTTCTTTAAAGGTACTGCAGGAAGGTTTACTTCTTGTTTAGCTAACTCTTTGGCAGTTTTCTCTTGTGCTTCTTTAGAATAAGTTAACAGCTTTTGTTCTTTGCCGGTGGCCGGTGTTGCTGCTACTTTCTTACCTCTCTGAAAGACCTTTCCGATCCCCTGTAAAATAGTTTTTAGGGACATGGAAACCCCTTAACAAATTTTAGTAGGTTTAGATTTACCTAATTTAGTTTTAACATGAACCATAGAACCTGAATTGTATTTCTTCATACCACCTGTACTTAAATATTCAGGTTTATTCCTTGATGGTGGTAAAAAACGTCCAGGATTTTTACCTTTGATTCTGTCTTGAACACTTGGTGTGTTATCGCTTCTTGGTCTTTTTAAACTGTCAGGAAGTTCTCTAATAGCTTTTTCGTCTTTTGATTTTTTAATTTTTTTCTGAATGTAATCTTTTGCGTGACCAGTACCCGCTACAAGAGGATTTAAATTTTTAAGACTATTAGACATCTCTCCAATGTAACCTAACACCGAACCAGCGACATCTTTAATTTTTTCTTTATGCTCTTTAGCCTTTTGAACACCACCGCCTATATCATATTTTGGCATACCACCGTTTTTCTTCTTGTGCATCATACCACCGTGGTATTTTTTATCTTTACTTGTTAGTTTATCATAAGCTGCTTTACCAGCTGCTCCAATAGCAGCAGCGGCACCAACAATTTTTCCTACTCTTGGAATTTTAGAAAGCACATTACCAGCTCCTGATAATTTCATTCTTCTTTTTAAAAATCCTTCGTCTGTTGTTTTAACTAAATCAGAATAAGGATTTTTTCCGCTCATCAAAGTTTTATGCAAAGTATTTTTGTTTATTTTAGAAACATCTTTTACAATTTTTTCGTAAGACTCATTACCTTTGTAAGTTACTCCAGTAATCTTACTCATAATGTCATATGATTTTTTTGCGCCAGGTGATTTAAGTGCTTGTTCCATTTTAATTTTTTTAGTAACTTTTCTCATGCCTTCAAGCATGTTTTTATATTTTGTAGCTTCGTCCATTAGAACACTCCTTCAAATTTTTTACCACTGATTGCTATTCCGCCACCTCTGCATTCCATCATACCACCATTATTCATTTCTTCAACAACAGGTGAACCTTCTTTTGACATTGGAAGATCTTTAGTAGCATCATTAAGCTTTCTTAGATATTCATCTTTTTTAATCTTGGCTCTTTTTCTATCCATAATTAAACCTCGTAATATTTATATTCTTTTTCTATTTTGAAATTTGGCTCATCCCAATCATCAGAGTAAGTTGAAACAAATCCACCTTGCCGGTATCTTAACACAGCTTGAGTCATTGAATCAACATAGTCATCATATTGTCCGTGAGGAAAAGCAGCACATTCTTCAATAACTTCTTGAGCCCAATGTTCATGTAATGGGGCATAAACCATCTGAGATTCAAATACAGGTGCACAGCTGTTTATTCTAGTATGTTTATCTCTACCTCTCGCTGGAACAAAATCTACAACAGGAATACCAGCTCTTCTAAGCTCATGTATTAAAGGTTGTCCTGATGCTTTAGCTTCTACAATAACAGTTTCAGGTTCCCAATATTCATACAACTCTAAAGCTACGTTTTTTAAATCAGGAAAATCCCATCTGCCTTTTATAGCGTCTAAAAGTATTATACATTTTTCATAACCTTCAACAGGTTCAAAAACTCCCCAAGTAGTTATAGCTGAATAGTCAGAAGTTTCTTTAGCAGTAAAAGCGGTATCATAAGATTGAATAACGTGCAGCAATCTAGGTAAGGAATCTTTATTCCAGTCCTGCCACCAATCTCTTTTAATGATTGCACCTTCTTCTGAAGTTGGATCTTGCATATATTGTGCATTCCAATTTTTTGTAGAGATAGATGCTTTAACTTTTTCTAATTCTTCTAGGTTCCAATACTCAGGCCATACAGGTTTTCCCGTAGGAAGTATTGCAGGAAATTCTATAACTTTCCATTTGTCAGCTTTAACTTCTGATTGTGCTTTAATTAATCTTCCTGTTAGATCATCTGTTGCCCATCTTGTCATAACAACACAAATTTTTCCACCAGGTTGTAAACGCTGACGTGGTCCTGAGCTGTACCACTCGTAAGCTCTTTCCATAGCAGAATCAGATAATGAATCTTGTTCAGTATGTGGGTCATCGATAATAAGTAAGTCCGCCCCTCGTCCTGTGATAGAACCGCCTACACCCGCTGCAAAATATTCCCCACCATGATTGGTCTCCCATCGGCCTTTTGCCTTACTATCTTCTCGTAGTGTAACATTTCCAAAAATGTTTTTATACTCCTGGGTGTTCATTAAGTTTCTAACTTTGCTACCAAACCTTGAAGCTAATTCTGCGTTGTGTGACACCTGCATTATTTTCATCTTAGGAAACTTACCAATCATCCAAGCAGGAAATAAGTAAGATGCAAATTCTGATTTAGTGTGCCTAGGTGGCATATTGATAATAAGCCTTCTTTCTTTATCAGCGGCTATGTCTTGAAAGGCATTTGCAATAATTTGATGGTGACCATATTTTTTAGGATTATCAGTTTTACGATAAATAAAATCTTGCCAAACATTTTCTGCAAATATTAAAAAATTATCTTGGCATAATTTTATATATTCTAATTGTTTTTTTAAAATAACATCTTTTAATTCATCATCTGTTAAACGATCTAAATCTGTAATATTCATAAAATTTTATATACCCCGGGGGGTCAGGGGACCCAAAAAAAACAAAGGGTCCTTTTTAATACAATATATTATTAAAAAAAATTTTCAATATTCTATCCCGTTTGGGACCCTACTGCATTTATATATCTTGCTTAGTAAACCCCCGACCCCTACAAATAGGGGGTACTAACGCGGATTGGCACAATATCTTGTGTAAAAAGATAGATTTGATCTATATGAACCTTCTATACAGCAGGAACAACAGGTGAGAACTGGCTTGTTGGATCTACGAAAGAGTAAGGAAACGCAAGGCGACAGTGTCGCCTTGCGTGGTGTGTGTTAGTTGTTAGGGTGCAGTTGTGTGATTAAAGATGAGAATTTATTTAAGATACTATCCCTAAACTCATCTACTACTTGATGCCCTTGATTTTCAAGTATGTGCTTTTCTACTTCGCCCATTAATAGTTGAAACATAATCTCATAGTTTAGTTGTTTCTTACCATTAACATCAATAGTCATTGATGAGAGTGCAGTAGGTTGATTAGTATTAAGTCGTTCACTTAATACATTAGCAATATTAATAAGTGCGTGTTTAGTCATTGTCGCCCTCGCCTATTGCTTTGTATTCACAATAACTTATTTGTGTTGTGAACTTATTATATAAATCATTATGAGCAATTTTGAAGTTTGCAGTTTCAAACTTGTCTCTTTTACGATTTATCTTTTGCAATCCAAAACTATTACCTTGCTCATCTTGAACAATGATTAAGTTTTGTTTTGTTCTTTCAAAGACATCAACAATATTTTGTTTGAGTGTGTCTAACTCTTTGTTAAGTCTTTTTGATTGTAGCTTTAACTGTACATAAGCAAGAACTGATTTTTTTTCATCTTGCTTTAGTTGTCGTTTAGCATTTGTCATTTTTTACTCCTTTGTTAGTTTGACCTCTAACTCTTATCAAATCTTATGAGTAATGCAAGAACTATTTTTTATTATTTTTAAGCTTATTAAATAAGTCTATTAATATTATTATTATCATTTCCAGCAGAAGTTTCCCCCCGTGTCCTGACGCTTGGGGGTGCAGTTGTTAATTATCACATTGTTAAACGAGACGAGATGGTGGCGAGAGGTTGCCGTTAAACTACTAGCGTGCACACTTTCATTAATAACGGCAACTGAACACCAATCTATCTTACTTCTTTACCACGAGCAAGAATAAATTACATCTTCTCCCTTTTCCATTTGGGTAAGAGCCCAATCACAAAAAAGCTTATCTCTTTCTTTGTATTGCTTACAAGCTTCTTCTTGCCATTGGTGACCCCAAAAGAATCCCCCTGAGCAAAAGCTTTGATGATACTGTGTATCTATTTCTTTTCTCAACTCCGAGATCATCTCTTTAGTAACAACTAATTCCTCACCGTTGAAATCTTCGGCTTCTGGATTTAACTCGTGATACTTGTTAGCCATAAATGTTTGAAGTCGCGAGTGCTTTCTCCAAACGAAACCGTGTTCGCACGGTTCATATTTATCTGAATAGACTTTTTCAAAGTCTATCTTTTTGTTCCGCAGGTGTGCGTACTGATCTAGACCCATATGTTTTCTCCTTGTTAGTTATGCGAGCGTAATGGTTACGCTTGCGTATGTATCTTATCAAATCCCAAGATGAAGTCAACTAAAATAATTTAAACAGCAGAAATACCAGCCCTGCCGTCAACCAAAAGGAAGCTTCCGGTAACAGCAGAGCAATCAAGACGAGCAACGAAATCATTCCAGCACTCCCTTGTGTGTTTCTTCTACATACTTTTCCAAGTCCTCACGAATGTGTCCGAGCGTAACATCATTGATGTACAGACTGTTCAGAACGACCTTCTCTCCTGAGGGGTTGGTCAGTGTAAACTCACAGGTTTCCCATTCCCAAACATTGGTACGAGAAGAGTTGGTTGGCGCTGCAGTATCATCTTCAAACAAAATGTCTGAATGTTTAATCGTCAAGGTCATCGAGATCCTCCTCTCCCTTCTCAAGGACATCGGTTACATCAAACTGAGATCCATCACCCGATCCGTGTTCCCAGCCTTTAGCTTTATTAATATCCCAATTGTTATGTTCGACATCTGAGCGAGCTGCAGCGATAGCTGCATCCTCGTCCTCAGCCTCAAACTTCTTGTGATACACAATGTGTTCGCTGTACGCTATTTCGTAGATCTTTGTGGCCAAGTGATTCCCTCCTTATCTGTTTTAAATTTAACCAGGTCACCGATCCGAAGTCCTGGTAATACTTGTGGCAGGTTATCCAGGCGACCTTCTCCTGCTTTTTGATCACCCTTCAGGATTCTCACCCACATCTTTTCACTAAGACCGTGCTTCTTAAACCAAACATAAACATAGCTGCGCATATTTTTCTTCTTCTCCATCTTCTTAATGCTGAAGTATGTTTCTTTACCGTGTTCACCACAGCTGTATACGACAGGATCTTTTACCATTGTATGACTCCTAGTAATGTAAGAGCGCCAAGCCCAATTGCTACGACACTTAGTTCAAATAATATTGTATGCATTTTTTCTCCTTTTGTTTGTTGTTACCACACCTGCAGGGAGATCTCGTAGCTCCCCACTCAGTGTGTGCTGATCGATGGTGCGAACCCAAAGTTTACATTGCTGTAACACCTATACGCACTTTGTTGTCACGGTAACACCGATCGTCAAGTAACGCTCCCGATCCATATCTATGCGTTCGTTCTTCCCCGTATACAGGGTCTGGGACACCTTGACCAATCAGGTTAAGCAACATCTTATAACTATATTTCTA